AGAATGGCAGAACACCTTGGTATAAATAACAGAGCAGTCCATTTACGCAGAAGGTGGATTGAAAAAGAATACAACATGACCCTCAATGCGAAAGACCATCGAGGTGATCTGTATAACAAAAACAGACCCAAGTCTTTCTCTCCTTTAAAACAAGTAGAACTTGGCATCCTAGATGGGACAGTCATAGTCTTTTCAGATGCTCACTTCATACCTGGTCAACGAACAACAGCATTTAAAGGGCTTTTGTGGGCTATCCAAGAGTTCAAGCCCAAAGCCATTATCTGTAACGGGGATGCGTTTGATGGTGCGTCTATATCAAGACATGACGTTACTGAACAACCAACTACTACTGTTATTCAAGAACTAAAAGCTTGTCAGGGTGCATTGGGTGAAATTGAAGAGGCCGCCAAAGCAGCAAGGAACAATGTAAAGCTACTGTGGACATGGGGTAATCACGATGTTAGATTTGGTAATCGTTTAGCCCAACACGCACCACAGTTTAAAGAAGTATTGGGTTTTAAACTGACAGACCATTTCCTTGATTGGGAGTTTTGTTGGGCGGTATGGCCTAGCGAGGATGTGATTATCAAGCACCGATACAAAGGTGGTGTTCACGCCACTCACAACAATACTGTCAATGCGGGTGTGTCAATAGTTACTGGACACTTGCATAGCCTAAAAGTCACGCCATTTAACGACTATAACGGGATTCGATATGGTGTAGATACGGGAACTTTGGCTGAGACTGATGGCCCACAATTTACCTATGCTGAGATAAACCCAAACAATCACAGATCAGGATTTGCTGTGCTAAACTTCTTCAATGGTCAACTTTTATGGCCTGAACTCGTCCATAAATTTGATGAGGACATGGTTCAGTTTAGAGGCGAAGTAATTGATGTAGGTGCATTTTGAGTGCATGGCTAATCATACTTACAGGGGCTATTTACGCCTACATTGCTGGTGAACAGCTCTGGAAAGATAACCCACACATGGCTATTGTCTATGCGGGTTATGCTTTTTCAAATGTCGGACTTTACTTATTAGCTAAGTAGAATCCTTCTGGAACACTCCATTGGGCAAAAGAGTACCCCTACGATTCTTAATCTGATCGTATGCTATTTCCATACAGTCTACCAGATTGATGTCCTGCAAAGCGCAGTAATTAATAAGACAGACCATGACATCACCAACAGAATCCACAATAGCTTCTTTGTCCTTTTTAATCGTGGCATCTGCTAGTTCTCCTATTTCAGAGACAGCCTTGAGTAGCTGAGACTCTGGGTTGCTATTAGGAATGATCTTACGTGCTTCAGACCATTGCAAAATCTTTATTTCAATTGCTGCATAACTCATTTCTTTTCCTTAAAGTATTTTCAATTTGGTCAAGAGTCTCATGGTCAACATAAGAGCAAAAATAAACAAACTCATCTGCTGTAAAACCTTGCCATCTATGTTTAGGTGCTTTCAATACAGACTTAATATCTTTGACTGTTTTCACCAATGATTCAGATGGATCATCCATTTTTGATAGCCATTCAAGTTCTTTCAACGCAGAACGCAATACAGTATTCTTATTCATCTCACTCTCCTTAAAGGCTCTTGATATTTCTCAGGTGGTGGTGGAAGCATTTTCTCTGAGGGTGGAGTCCATCCATGTTTTCTCCAAATAGCCTGGACATCTGAACCTGATTCCCATTTGAAATCTTTGTTTGGCATAGATGGATAACTGATCTTTGAATACGGAGGTTTTTCTATCATTATTTCGCTTTCATCACTCGTTGATTTCTGCCAAATTTGCCACGTTTGACACCCGTTACTTCAATTAAATCCTTGTCTAGTAAAGCACGATACCTTGCTGTTATAGAGGAATATGGGTAGTTTGGATACATCTCTAGTATCTCGTCTGAGATACACCCATCTGGATGGCTCTTAATGGCCTCATAAACAAGACTTTCTAGCTTGGTGGTATCAACTGCTTGAGCCGCTTGATGGCTCGTTGTGGGGTCTTGGTTTCTGACCAGCTTAAATGGTGCAGTACCAAAGAATCTTTCCATTGATTCTTTTATTCCGTTTATGTAATTCATCATTAACTCCTATTGGGTGAGGGGAAAACTGCTCGTCTGCAAGCTAGGAAAATCCTTTGCACAGCTCTCCCCTCGGGTTTATATTAACTCAAAAGGGCAGGTCTTCGTCTTCAAAACTTGCGTTCTTAGGGGCTTGTTTGGGCTGATAGTCTTCTTTGGGTGATACTGCTAGACCCATGAATTTGCCTGACTTGCCTTCTTTTACCCATGCACTGAGCCAATAGTCTTTGCCATCAACAGTTATGTTGCCTTTATATTCAGGCGCACGTTCATTGTCTTTCTTCTCATTGCGGAACAAGACCCCGCTGTTATCCCGCTGATTTTGTTTATTGTCCATATTAAGCCTCTTTAATCATTTCATTGTGTGTGTGAAGTTTCTTTGCTGCTGATACATATGCTTCATACGCAAGTTCTGCAGAACCAAACTTCCCAAGATATATTCTTTTGTTGTTAACTCTTATTCCAGCTTCATATCTGTTTCCTTTTCTAAAAACACCTTTAAAACCTGATTTGTTGCTTTTATATAAGCCAGAATTCTGTTTGTTCTCACTTATTGAGCAATCTCTTAAATTAACAAGTCTGTTGTCAGATTTATTCCTGTTTATGTGGTCAATTTGTCCACAAGGAAAAACACCATGAACATAAAACCATGCCAATCTGTGTGCCTGATATGTTTTGCCCATGAATGCTACTTGTCTATATTTATTGAAAGAATTTAGTCTACAAGCTACTTCATTTGCTTTTATGCAATTTGAAGTTCTTTTTATCCTAGTAAACAATCCTGTTTCTTGGTCATAAGAAAGTGTTTCTTTTAACAAAGCTATGTTTAGCATATTTCACTCCATCAAGTGTCATCAAGGAAGTTATGGCAGGAAATGATGAGTTTCTTTTCGGGCTGCAGACCCTAGCCATGCCACCATTTTACAGCTCTTTAGCTCTTTTCAAAGCACTTCTTACTTTGCTTGGCAATAATGTCCATAAGGCGATTTTCTGTTGGTCATCAAGGTTCTCTTCATCCAACTTAACCAAGGCTTCCCTTGGATCACCTTGCTCACACATGGCAATCAATTCTATTGCCACTTCTTCAAGATACCTTAATTCCTCGATTGGGATGTCCTGTTGTGCTCCCTGAGTGGGGCTAATGATGACCTTATCTTCTTTCATTGGGGGAGAAGAATCTAGCGCATCATGCTCAACAATTTCCATTGCTGAAACCCACAGATACCGCCTGGTATAAGTTTCTACCGCACCAAGGTTCTGGATTGGATGGCATCCCTTTAGATTGGCTTCTGCCATTGGCGATGTGATACAAATAACGCTGTTATCTTCTACATCTGTTATGCACAATTGCGCTACTTCTTTGCCAAATGAAACAACACCGCACAAACCTACTTTGTAGAAGATTTGGTTGATTGTTGGCAGAAAGTCACCAAGCTCGAAGTAAGAATAACCCGCAAACTTGTTGTGGCCTGACTTCTTGAGTGGTGCTTGTTGCAAGAGAATCCTTGCTTCCATTAACTTTTTGTGTACGCCCATGATTAACTCCTTTGATTTTCGTTTAACTCGTCTTCAATGATTGCTTTTTGTTGGTCAAGGTCTAAATCCTTGAACTCGATAAAGTCTGCTTCTTGGCAGCAAACTATTTTATCCCCTTTGATTGCCAGGCAATAGGGGCAGTAGTGGATGTCTGAAAAGTGTTCAGAATACTGTTCAAATAGTGTTTTCATTAGTGGAAACTTTCATAAGCCATTGTCCACAGAACATCACCCGCCAGATCGGTGAGCTTGTTCAACTCATCTTCTGTCAATGGTGTTCCATCTTCATAGCATCCACCTGAAAAGTAGGCATCAGAGAAGTCTGGAAAGTCTCTGCTATCTACTCCATCTACTTCTAGGTCTACAACCTTTTTTCCATTAAGAATCGGCATATTTACTCCTGTTAAGCGTGGGTTACTGTTTGCCCACACCGATAATGTGCCACATAGATTCCTGAATTTCTACTAGGGTTTTCCCGAATTTACGCAACTTTTTTATCATGTTAGGCTACTCGCATGAAAACTGAAATACTTGAAAAAAGATGCGCTGAAGCCTTGCTTGGGTACTCTCAAACAATGGCAGATGCTTATACAACCGAACCAGAGGACTTTGATGCGGCTGTAACAGCTTTGCTTGCCAGAACGCTAGAACTCCATTTAAACCGCCCAATCAACCTGGAGAACCTTTACAAATGACCCAACAATCAGTTATTCAAGCATTGCAGAATGGATCGCTAACTTCATACCAAATAGAAGACTTAACTGGCATACCTAGACTACATATTGTGGCTGCTTGCAAACATCTGCACCACAAGAAAAGAATCACAGTTGAAAAGATTAAGCTAGGGCGTTCATGGGTTTGTAAGTACACCTTAGAGCCACACATGGTTGAAGTTAAACCAGTAGAAGAGCCTCGGTGTTTGCTAAACCCGTTTGACATTAGAAACGCTAAAGGTATCTTCACTAAGGCTGAATATGCTTCTATGAACGCACAAGCTATTCGTTTGTTTGGCAGAAAACCAACAAATGAAATTACAAATAATCAATTTATTTGATACAATGTTTTGAAACACGGCTAGATAGGGCTTGATCTCCCCATCGAAAAGCGAGCCTCTCCGCCTGCCGATTGTTTCTTTCAGTAGAGGACTGAGCTAGGAAAAATCATGCTATTGCAGCCTAAAAATTGGGCCGTCTTTCAACATTACAAAGACAGATGCCCCCCTTGGATAAAACTTCATCGTGACCTGTTAAACGATAGGTCTTATATGCGCTTGCCTATTGCTAGCAAGGCACTAGCACCTATGCTCTGGTTGCTTGCAAGTGAGTCAAAAGATGGTGTTTTTGATGGCTCACTAGATGAGCTAGTCTTTCGATTGCATATCACGCCAAAAGAATATCAAGATGGAGTTAAGCCGTTGATTGATAACGACTTTTTCATACTTGTTAGCGGAGTGCTAGCAGAACGCAAGCAAGTTGCTATCCCAGAGACAGAGACAGAGACAGAGACAGAGACAAAGAAGAAGGCAACTATCGTTGCACCGCCTGAAGGCGTTTCTGATTCTGTTTGGCAGGAATTTAAATCTTTGAGGAAAGCCAAGAAAGCCCCGATAACCCAAAGAGCTATTGATGCCATATCCAGTGAAGCAAACAAAGCTGGTTGGACTTTGGAGAAAGCCTTGGAGGAATGTGTCGTTCGTGGTTGGCAAGCATTCAAAGCAGATTGGGTTGTCAAACCAAACCCCGCAGACATTGTCAGGATTACAGTACCAAGCAGAAATGAGCCTGATCCTGCGCTAGAGAAGATTAAGGCTGATGCCAAAACAACTCGCCCTCCAACAGCGGCAGAACTTGCAATTTTTAATTCAATCAGGAAAAAAGCATGAGCAATCCATACGAAATCAATGAGCCTACTTGCATTAGTTTTTCTGGTGGCAGAACCTCTGCTTATATGCTTTACAAAGTTCTAGAGGCTCACGACATGAGCTTGCCAAGTGATGCTATTGTTTGTTTTGCGAACACAGGCAAAGAAGATGAAGCCACTTTAAAGTTTGTCCACGATATTGAAACCAAATGGAATGTTCCTATCCATTGGATTGAGTACCGCAACGATGAGATCGGTTTCGCCAAAGTAGATTATGAAACTGCCAGTAGAGATGGTGAGCCTTTTGAAGAACTTATCCATAAAGTTCAATTTTTACCAAACTCAGCCATGAGAATATGCACAACCCATTTGAAAATCAGGCCGTTTCGCAAATATTTAGATTCAATTGGGATTAACAGACCAAATCAATTTGTTGGAATCAGAGCAGATGAAATGAGAAGGGTTGTAAAGATTCGTGCAAATCCAGAGGCTGAGGGCATGGAAAGATCATTGCCACTGGCAACAGATGGGGTTACTGTTGAAGATGTTAATAACTTTTGGAATAAACAAGAATTTAACCTTGAGTTAACAACTTTTAATGGCAAAACTTTGGCTGGAAATTGTGATCTTTGTTATTTAAAGCCAGCAGCACAAATTCTAAGTTTGATTCAAGAAAAGCCAGAACGAGCAGTCTGGTGGGCAAAAATGGAGGCTTTGACACTAGAAAAAACTGTTAAAGGTAAAAACCAATTTTCCAAAGACAGGCCAAGCTATGCCCAAATGCTGAAATTTAGCAAAGAACAAAAAGATATGTTCGACCCAAATGAAGAGGCTATTTCTTGCTTCTGTGGAGAATAAATGAACTATTTTCAAGCCATGAGACTGTTGGACAGAGTTAAGGAGGGTGTTCCGATCCCTTTACGCCTCATTACTGAAGCGTTAATCCTTACTGGTGACTTAGATGAGTAGGGTATCTACCAATGGTATACAGCAGAAAAAACATCTCTAATGCGGGAGACAGAGTGATTCTGGAGCAAGCAGAAGCCAGAGAACTCTTCCGCACCTGGGAGACAAAAAAGGATAGAGATTTTGTTCGTGCCAGACTTGAGAGAGCCGAAAGAATTTATGGTACGGGTGCAAGAGATCGAATCCGAGAATATATGAACAAAATTAAAGATGGAACACTTCTATGACATTCATGGTAACTTTTAAAGTAGACGCTAACCCTGTTGGCAAACAAAGGGCTAGATACGTCAAGAGGGGAAACTTTGTGCAAACCTATACCCCTGAGAAGACAAGAACCTATGAAACCTTAATCAAAGATGCTGCAATTGAGGCAATGGGAAGCTCAGAACCATTGGAAACCCCTGTTAGCCTTTATCTCTACATTCGAGTGCCAATCCCCAAGTCAAGCACCAAAAAGCGGTTAGAAGCCATTGATAACGGGTCAGAGAAGCCAACAAAGAAGCCTGACGCAAGCAATATCCTCAAAAGCGTAGAAGATGGCATGAATGGGGTTGTTTACCATGACGACTCGCAGATCATAAACATCCACGTTACTAAGGTTTATTCAAGTCTGCCAGGTGTTGATATTTGCGTTAAGGAGTGTTTGGAATGAGCAACCCATTTAAAATTATTGAGCCAACTTGCATCAGCTTCTCGGGAGGCAGAACATCGGCATTCATGCTCTACAAGGTTTTAGAGGCTCACCAGATGAGCCTACCGCCCGAAGCAATCGTCTGTTTTGCCAATACGGGTAAAGAGGATGCAGCGACTCTAAAGTTTGTCCATGATTGCGAAACCCATTGGGGAGTGCCAATAACTTGGATTGAATACGATGGAGTAGACGAGGTAAAAGACCGATGGAAGATCGTTAACTACCAAACCGCAAGCAGAGAGGGAGAGCCTTTTGAGGCAATGGTAGAGCGCAAAAAGTATTTGCCAAACACTTTTGCTAGGTTTTGCACCCAAGAACTCAAGATTTTGCCTATCGACAAGTACATGAAAAGCCTTGGACATGAGGAATATGTGACTTTTGTCGGCATCAGAGCAGACGAGCAAAGGCGTGTTGCCAAGATGAAAAACAACAAAGACATCAAAGAAACACCACTTGCGACCGCAGGGATTGGCGTTAACGATGTCCTAGACTTTTGGTCTAAGCAGCCATTTGACCTTGATACTGTAACTGTCAATGGAAACTCATTGTTGAGCAATTGCGACCTTTGCTTCCTGAAAAAGGCAGATCATTTGATGGGGCTGATTATCGACAAACCCGAACGGGCAATTTGGTGGGCAAACATGGAGAAAAAGGTTGGTGCTAGGTTTAACCAGGCACACCCAAGTTACGTTGACATGATGCACTTCAATGCCAAACAACATGGCTTGTTTGACCCCGATGAGGAATCAATAGCGTGTTTTTGCGGAGACTAAGGGTTTATCCCTATTTAAAACATTCCAAAATAGGAATAACATTTAATTTTTAACAGGAGTGAATCATGGAAAAAACTTGGGAATTTGACACAACAACAGGTGCAGGTAGCGAGATTGTTACTGTCGTTTATGAGTATGAAAACGATGGAGAGACAACCTATAACGAGTCCATCAAAGAGGTTTGGTTTGAGGGCAGAAACGTCATTGGGCTATTCTCTGACGAGCAATTCAAAGAGTTAGACATTGAGGCAGCAATGCGGTTTCAGAATCACAAACTCAACTACAAGTTGGAGGATGTATGACTAGAGAAGATGTTATCCGCATATCATTAGAAGTTGGCTTCTATGATGGAGAAATTGATAAATGTCAGTTAATGCTTGAACGCTTTGCATATTTAGTTGCTCAACAGGAACGTGAGGCTTGTGCAAAGGTGTGTGAAACTTTTGACCAACGAGAAGCATTTAATGATGAAGATATGGCCGTTGCTGATGCTTGCGCTACCGCCATCCGAGCAAGGGGGCAAGCATGAACGAACCAACCAAAGCCATCCAATACTTAATCGATACCGCACCTTTGTATGCAAAAGCAAAAGCGACTCGAATGTACTTAGAGGAATTCAGGAAAAGCAGAAAAGCCCAACTTATGAGCCAGGCAGTAACTGAAGTTCTTGGGAAGCAAGAAACCTTTGCTTATGCTCACCATGAGTACATCGAAATACTCGAAGGTATCAGGGAAGCCGTAGAAACCGAAGAAAAATATCGATGGCTTATGACGGCAGCGCAAGCAAGAATTGAGTGCTGGAGAACTGAGCAATATAGCGCCCGTATTGAGCAAAAAGCCACTCAATGAACAACAAATTGAACGCCAAAGAGAGACTACACCTAGCAAGGGTTAAAAGTCTCCCGTGTTCAGTATGCGAAGCATCACCACCAAGCGAAGCCCACCATTACAAACAAGGGCTTCAATACACTTGCATTGCTTTATGTCTCGATTGCCATAGAAACCCAGTAATGGGATGGCATGGACAAAAAAGGGCTTGGGCTATAAACAAAATGGACGAAATAGACGCATTGAATGAAACCATCCGCAGATTGTGCGAAGAAATGCCCACCAAAGGCCATAAAAGCCCCTTTTAAGCCGTTTTTTGGCATAGGTGCATAGTTGGGTAGCACCAAAGAAAAAACCCGCTTATTAGGCGGGTTCGGGGTTTAGCGTTTTCCTGAGAGTATTCGCAGAACTAGGGCAATGCAAGCGTATATCATGCGCCCTCACTTTTATTCAAAATTTCTAAAATTGCCTTGATTTGCTCGGGTGAAACAGTTATCCAGCGGGTTTGCCCTGATTCGTTTCTAAGCTGTAAAGTGGCTTGAATTTCGCCTAAATGTGAAAATTCCTTGTCGTAATAGGTCATTCTGTCACCTCTACATCAAAGGGAATCGAATTATCAATAAAGGCTTGTCGGCTATCGTATGGGAGTGCAAAGATAGTTCCAAATTGACGATTCACGGCAGCTTGAACCTCTAAGGGCAGTTTTGGTAATTCTCTCTCTGAGCCGTCTAAAGCATAGGTGACAGTTACCTTGTCGTTATTGGGTAAGGTGACATATTGAACGGCAGCAATAGAGCCGTGAGTGATTGTGTATTTGCTCATTTTTAGACCTTTGAATCACAAAAAACAAACGTGTAGCCCTTGCCATCACTTGAACCCCCGTAGCACATATTAGCAATATCACAATTTAGTTTATGCTTAATAACTAGAGCTTTGACAGCTTCAAAATGCACCAAATGGCCTGAGAATTCGTGAGGGTAGGAAATGGTCACGCTCAATTTGCTGTCAGAAGTGGCTTTGATCCGTGAACCTTTGACATTTGAAGCGGGTATATATTTCGTGTGAATAGCTTGCATTTTGTTGACACCTATTTAAAAACCCTGCGAATTGCAGGCCACAAACCCCTAAAACAAGGGTTTGCAGTCTGAAATTAGGCGGCTTTTTGTTGCACTTGCATAAAATCAGGGTTTAACCCTTGATAAGTGCCTGGATCATTTCGCATGGGCATGACCACCACCACCGCATCATTTTGATTGTTGTGGATAGCCCCTGAACTGTCACCCCTTTGAGACAATGGGAAAATCTTTCCCTTTTTAGCCCCGTAATACATGGCTAATGCTTCATTGCCTTTGACAAGCAATTCAGGGTCAAAGTAACTTATTTTTTGCTCAGAAAACGAATCACGGGCAGGAACAACACGGGAAATGTCAGGGTAACGTGCGTCATACGCTTGAAAACGGGCATTGCCTAAAAGGTAATAATCCTTTGCACCACCTTCGATGGTCTCCAGATCGATGAATTCTGCCTTTTTATCAATGGCCTTGATAGTGTCAGAGGGAATGATTATTTGAAATCCGTATGCTTCAGGGGAATCGATAACTTCAATCGGGCATTGTCCTGCAAATAGAATTCGCCCGTCTGTCCCGTACACCATTGCAATGTCAGGGCCATTGATTGAAATGCAAATGCCCTGCAAATAATAGCGAAGGTCTTTTTTTGCTGCGCAGATCAATGCGGCACGAAGAACTGAAGTTTTGAGAGTGATTTTCATGTGAACACCTATTAAAAAGTTAAAAACCTAGTCAAACACTAGGCCATTGACCCCTAGATAAAGGGTCAACAGTCTAAGGTTTACATTGCGTGAGCAGATAGCCAAGAGGGGTTTATAACGGGTTTTGATTCTGAAACGTACCATATACCGCTAACGGGTTTGGATTGTCTAAAATCACCTTGATGAATTTGCCATGCAACAAAGCCCCGTTTTTGGCATTCTGTTGCGGATATTTCACCCATGAGCTTTTTAGTGATTCGCCCGTCTAGAATAATCACGGCACGATCACCACACCCTTCAACAATTCTATTGTTGTCAATGGCGGAACGGATAAAGAATTGAGCATAATATTTCATGTGAACACCTATAAAAGAAAGTTATTTAACTAAAACGTCAAAGTAAGCAAGCATTAAACAGAGGGCTGTACAGAGAAAAATCACAGTACAGAGGGTGTTAAAGATAAAAGTTTTCATAAATTTCCTAAAAGTTTGATGGTCTGATATCGGTTTAGAAGTTGAGGAACTCTTCGTAAATTGCAGGGTATTCTTCTTTTAAATACTTTGCTGCTTCTTCTATTGCTTCCTCGATATTGGGGCTTAAATCGAGCAAATAAGAACCATGAACGTTTAAATGGATGCTGCCATCTGTGAGAAGTTCAACAGAAACAATTCCGTCCCCATCACAAGAGTAAGACCCAATAAGATCTCTATCTTGCAAATTAAAACCGCCCGCATAAAAATCCCAACCATCAAATTCTTCGATCTCAAAAACATTTTCGGTGGGTTCTTCGCATAGTCTTTTGTGGATAGAAGGGTATAAATTCCCAAAGAATTGACCCCTGTAAGTTTTCTCTACCTTGTCGCCTGTGATGAGGTTGGTGTAGAGTTCTCTAATGTCGGAAACATAGAGCTTTTGTTTGACCCAAGTGATTTGTTTCATATTGACACCTATTAACTAACTGTATAACGAGGAAATGATTCTAGTTTCTTGGTGCTAGCGGGTTTCCCATCGATTAGGAATTTCCAGGTAGCAAGGACTTCATCATTAGAAGATTCAAGTTCACCCGTAAAAAAACCGCCCTCAAGGACGTTATAGTGAATAACCTCAAAAGTTCCACGATAGCCCGTGAAATTGTCTAATAACTCATGATTAGAGTCAAAGTCAACCAACCAAGGACAAGGAATAGGAATGTGCTTGCCGCCTTTCCAAACCCATTCTGTTGTCATGTCACAAGTAAAACGTCTAATAATTCCTTGTGGATTTTGAACTTCAAGTTCTAGTTTTGTAAATTCTTGCATATTGACACCTATTGAGAGTTGATAAAAGAGAGGAAAATTTGACCCTCTCATATATATAGCATGGAAGAATCGTGCCATCAGCCGTAACTTGTTGATTCCATTGACCCCTCC